ATACTCTGCCGCCCAGTCATACGCTGACTCGGCTGCGCTGTCCTTCTCGATAGCCCGGATGATGCCGTTGAGCACCTCGGCTGTCTCGGGGTCTGCCTGGCCGTCGACTGGACGCACCTTGATGCTAGGCCGTATCTGCCGGATGTCGTTGACCACTTGGCGCAGGTACAGCGGCACCTTGTTGATCACTAGGCATGGGCGGTTGTCTCGCTCACGCTCTTCCTTGACCTTGTCAGGCCACTGCTCGCCCTCGGAGAAACGCAGGTCATCGAGCGCCAGGTCTCGGTTGTCTGCTTCGTAGTCCAGGCAATGGCCGAATCGCTTCTTGGCCTTTGCCAGTACCTTAGCGTCAGACTCGGAGCCTTTCGCCTTGTTGTCTGTCTCTTCTTCCACTTAGCCCATCCACCCGCCTTCGCGTTGATATCCGCCTTCGTCTCCGTATTGGTCCCCACCTTCGGGGACAGCATGACGGCGCATCATCCATGCGTAACGCGTGGCTGACAGAAGGTCATCAAATTGCTTCTGCACCTTGCCATCCTTGCGGTGATATAAGCGAAATTCATCCCACCACTCGGTGAGCGTCTTAGCCACGAAGAACCTGCCGGTCTGCATGGCATCCAGCATCTCCATGATCCCGGCCTCTACGCCGTTGCTACCGTCCGAGAAGGTTGCCTTGTTTGGCATCATCTCGAGCCCGTGCGCTGCGTACTGGTCGGAGAGTTTCTTGCCTGAGCCCTTATCGTGCTGCAGACCATCGTGAGGCCACGCCCAGGGTAGCCAGTCACCCCACGGGCGCAAAGCTCCTGCGTGGAGTAACGGCGTAGCCTCTGAGCGTTTGTATGCACTGAGCACGTAGAAGCGATCAGTGTCTCTGTCCCAGGCGCACTTGACTGCTGCCGTGGGATGGTCCCACCCGAAGTCGATACCGCAGAGGTAGACAACCGCTGGGCTGAGCGTTTCCTGCTCCCACTCGATGTCTGACTCGGCGATCGGGAAGATGCGTCCGGAGCCGAGTGTCGGTATGCCTTTGGCTCGAGCTTCTCGCTCGTGCTTTGGGTAGCCAGCGATGATAGCGTCGGCCTGTTCCTGGCTGTAGATGTGGGGGACCGCATCGTCCAGGGTTGCCTTGATGACGGCGCGGCCTCTCATGCAGCGTCCAGCATGTCATCGGTGAGGAACTGTCGCACAACCTCGGACATGCCCTTAAGCGGGGTGAACGTGATCGCGCAGAAGTTGCCGAGCTGGCCGTTGTTCGATCGGGTCCGGCCCTCGGAGTAGATGTCGGGTGGCGGTTCTTCGTCGAACCAGATGCCGTCGACGGTATCGCCCTGCCACTTCTCTCGGCCTTTCTCGTAGCTCTTGAACAACAGCGAGCTGTCACCAGGCTGGATGTCTCCACCACCACCGTGGCGCACAACGATCGAGTCGATCGCGTTAGGCTGACCACGCGACATGGTGATTTCCTTGAGGCATTCCTTGGGGATCAAGCCTCTTCCCCAGTGCAGCCTGATCTCGGGCTGGCCGATAAGAATTCGCTGAGGGTTGTCCCTGGTGCTTTCGCCTGTAACTCCGCCGCACCAGAGCCGCGTAGGTTTGTGGAACACGGCACCCTTCCACCAGTCCGGATACCTGCCGGTGAGGTGGTATGCCCACTCTGCTCCACCGCAGACGGTCTTGCCGATCTGGTTGCCTGCCATGAACAGCCGTTCACCGTACTTGGCGCCAGCGTCATGAAAGTCTCTTTGCTTCGGGAATGGTTGATAGTGCTGGAGAGCGTTCTCCACCTTGCGGCGCCTCAACTCCTCCAACGCGAATATCAATTCCAAGCTCCCTTCCGAGGGTTCTGGTGTATTCGCGGAGTTGGGCATCGTCCATGTCCTCGTAGACGTGAGTGACTTCGGCTTGGAGCATCATCTCCTTGGGGACAAACTTGGAGATGGTCGCCAGGCACTCCAAGGGCTTCTCCTGGAGCTGTTCGAGGATAATCGTACTCAGGGGTCGGCCATCTTCCTCGGACTGCTTAGCGGCCCGGAGGAAGGCTCCACGCACTGTTGCGGCTATATCGTGACTGCCTTTTGTTCGCGCCATTCTTTGAGCAACAACTCGCTGAAATGCTTATATGCCAAAAGTTAGCACTTACTAGCGGTTTTTACCAGTAAAGCCCTGCTTACTTCAGTCTTCGCTAATATTATTGTAGTCGGCCTGCGTGAATGGCGACCCGTCACTCCAGCCTATCGACGATAACGGCTCTGGCTCTGTTCGCCCTACCTCGTTGCCGTCCCTGTCGTAGTCGATGCTGTAGCAATACGCGACCATTTTCCCATCCTCGAAGACGAGGTATGTCTTGAGTTCTTTACGTCCAAGGATGTTATCCAGGTCGATATTCATGCGTTCAAATATCAGCTCAGGTTTGTTTTCCATCGGTCATCTCCTCCTCATCGCTCCCTGGCTCGTACTCGAAGTTTGGGCAGCTGGTGTTGTTGTCTGGGAATCCGGGCTCGTGGAGCAGGCACCCGGCTATGGCCCAGTTGATGCATGAGAGGCAGGTCATCCTGCTCCCCTGATCCTGTCAGCGGCAGGACCGTGGAGTGTCGGCCTTGCGTCTGGCCCGGAGAGGTACTGGTGCGATCCTGGGTCGAAGTACAGCGAGATGCCGCCCTCCCACTCACCGTGGCGTTGTTTCTCCACGAGCAGTCTGGTGTCTGGCTCGAGTCGATCGACGGGTTCGTTGCGCTCTACCTTGCGCTCCTTGCTTTTGTTGCGGTGCACAAGAATCACGTTGTCGACCAGGTCGGTGATGCCCCCGGCTCCCTTCACGTCGAACTTGTTCGGCGCCTGCTCCTCGCTCTGCCCCTTGCGAACGTGATGCACGAGGATGATATGTGCCTGGTATGTCTTCGCTGCCCAGCACAGGCGGTCGACGAACCGCTGTTGTTTTTCGTAGTCCTCAGGCCCGATGCCGCACTTCATCAGGCTGTCGATGACAACGTGGTCGCATTTGAGTTCCGACATCGCGTAGATTGCCATGCCGAGGATACGGTCAGATGCGACGGTATCGAGCTGGTCGTAGACCCAGAGTCGGTCGTCAGATGTCCAGTCGATCGTCTCGTTGATGATTTCTGCGGTCGGTCTGGCTGTGGCTAGCATCTGGCGCAGCAGTCGGTGCCCGGTTGCCTGGATCGTCATCTCCATCGAGGCCAGTGCGATCTTCGCGAAGGCAAGCAGGTGGGCGATGATGTGGGACAGGACCAGGCTTTTGCCGTGTCCGTTGATTCCAGCGACGAGTGTAACCTCCCCAGGGCGCAGCCGGAAGGCGCCGTGTGTTTTCTGCCAGGGCAGCGTATCCCCGATTGCCTCGACGCCAGAGGCGAAGCGTTGCAGGATTCCATCGCGGTCGGATGTCAGGTCGGTGAAGAACTGCGATTCCTGTTCAGCGGCGAATTTCAGGAAGTCCACGTCGTCGATGTGTTTCACAGGTCGTTTCTCCAGGATTCCGGGTTGGTTGGGGTGGAGCTGTTATTTTTCGCTTTATCCGGGAAGAGTCCCTGCCATCGGTTCTGGATTGTCATGTCGACGCAGTGGCGTTGCTGATCGGCTGACAGGCCGAGGAGTTGGTTGGCGGCTTTGGTGCGTGAGAGGTTGGTCAGTGGTTTGCGAATTTCTTTCCTGTGTTGCTCGAAATCATTCCAAGCTTTTTCGTCGACACCCTGTGGAACCCGTAAGGGGACTACAGGGGTTCTGGTACTGGTACTGGTACTGTCGGCAAACCCACCCCCTTCACCACCCCCATAGGCACCTGTACCTAAGCCCTTGACTTTACCGCCATTTCGCAAAAGACCCTGCACAAGTGTATGGCTATATCCCCACTGGTTTCTAACGAATTTGTCGGCCACTTTGTCCCATAAAACCCCCCCCCTATTTGGGTGGACACCTAGTATGCGACTTGCGTGCTTACGGTCCTTGATTACCCGCCCTCTGCCCTCGTAGAGATAGATCAAAAGCTCGAGATACACCCCCTTCAGGAGCAGATTCTCGGTCGGGTTGTCTCCCAGAAATCGGGTTCCGGCCACCCACCTGTCAATGATCAGCGGGAAGAATTTGAGTCCATCCTCAGCCATGTGACACCTCTTCGGCATCCAACAGGGTGTTGTAGTAGGCCACCTCTGGGCTCGTCTCAACCCCTGCGAGGCGCAGCCTGGCGTATGCGGCCTTCTCAGAGGCTAACGCACCCGCAGTCTGCTTACGCCCCTCCTGCCTGTCCAGGTAGCCCCTGGCCAGCACATAGCGGGCCTCGGATAGGTCGTCACCGATTGCCATTGCTTGGCGCATCAGTGATGAAAAAGTGTCGTCGTCTATAGGAATCAAAATCTTGCCCTCTTGCTACCCTCGGAAGTGATTGCGGCAACCCGAGGGAAGAGCTGTCCCTGGTGGATCAGACCAGGTAAGCCGCATCTGTATTGTCGCCATAATCTCTGCACCGATCAAGCCCCTGAATCACCCTGGGGCTTTTTCTTTTCCTGAAGCCTGCACAGGTGCTGGGCGTGGCTCTGGATCCGCTCTTTGCTCTCTACCGGCACCCAGACCGATACCCGCACCAAGCCATTGGCTCGCTTGCGTTCGTCGGCCTCGCGGCGTCTCTGGGCGTCTGGTTTGGCTGTCATGTTGCTCCCTCGTGCGCCGTCCGTGGCGCTGGTTGTTTAGTTGACTGCTACAACGTGGACATGAGCCGGAAAATCGATCTTGCTGCTGACTGCTGCGGCATTCTTTTCTGCCAACTCTTTGCTGCTCGCCCAGCCATTTGCCCAGATTTCGCTACCGTCTTCGCGTTCTACCATCGTTACGTGGGTGTACACTTTTGATTTGCTGTTGCGGGTTGCGGTGTGGTTCTTGTAAGTGGCGGTGAATTTCATTTTCGTTTCCCTTTGTGTGTTTGCTTGCCGATGAGTTAATAATAGCACTGTGAGCGCTCACGTCAAGGGGTAATGATCAAATAGTTGAAATTATTTTCACCACAAGTCTCCAGCGCCAGCCTCAAGCTCGATACGCCTGTCCTCAATAGCCCGCCTGATGCGCCCCCTGCGGAGTTCCTCGTCATCGATCACGCGAGGCTTGCGCTTCGCCTTGTCGATCTCCGAATTGATCACCATCTCCCACCTTCCGCGCTTCTTGTAGATCATTGCATTGCCCTCAATCTGTCCTGCGGAACAAACCATGCAGGACGATGGTTATTTGGGTTCCGCATAAATTCATCGTGTTTCGCGTCTTTCCCGTACATCCATCCGACAAGACGCATCAAATTACCGTCACCAGTAACAAACACAAACGGCCTGTCGTTAGCATCATTGTCCCTGATAATCAAGCAACCATCCGGTCGAGATGTTCCCCTGACTTCAACGTTATCTACATCTTCTTTGTCATGGAAAGTGTTTAGCCCTGGTAGCCAGAATCTGTTCTTCCATTTTGCAAAGGCAACCTCGGCGCATACCCCGATAGTCTCCTCCTCAAGTCGCTTAATCGGACTCCTGCTGTATGTTGTTGCGTGGTTTAAGTCGCTTTTTGCGCTTAAGAGTATTCGCAATTTCGCCCCTTCAACCGATTGGACGAATTCGTAAATAGTTAGCCGAACGTCAATCACAGTGCCGCCTCCTTCGCTGCCCGCTCAACGCTCATGTGCGCGAGAGCCTCAGTCCATCGGGTGAACCTTGGACACTCGTTCTCGCACCAACTCCGCTGACTACATGGATCGCACGGGCACCCGATTGTCAGCTGATACACGCGATCAGATAGTGGTGTTCTCTGGCTTTTCTGCATGTCACTGCACCCCTTTTCCGGCCTGGTCGTACTTCCCATCGAGGCTGACCTGCTCCATTGCCGGGTAGTCTCGTCTGAACTCACCGCAACGGTCTTGCTTATGAACGTATGGCCATAGAGGCAGGTTTGTAAAATTCGCAGGCGGGTTCCTGATACAGGTTCCCTTTAAAGATGAGCCTGGTTCTGATGGTTCGTAATACTCGCAATACCTGCACCTCTGGTCGTCTCTCATAATTCCCTCAATGTTAGTGGTCACTAACCTGCAAAGTGTTGGTAAATGTGGACGCAGACAGCATCCTTTGCTGCCCACGCCCACGCCCCCAAAGGCGCCGAAGAGTCAAAAACGAAAGTGCTGGGTACGACGGCGCACTACAACCCTAGCCCAGCTGGTGATGAATTGCAAAACTAATTGTCCTACGACGCTTGACACTGGGTTGGAGAGCCACTAAAGTTGGAACCGTACACAAACGAGGGAAACAAAATGAAACTAATTCACCAACTCAGCGAGATATCAAGGGTCGTCGGGATCGACGGCAAGCACGTTCTTCAGGCGCTCATGGGCGATAACTGGGTGACGGTCTTCACGCCGCCGCCTATCCGCCTGCCTGAAGGCTTCCAGACGGTGCGCTCGTCATGATCTGCGACTGGGGTACATTCATTGCTGGCATGGTTGCTGGCATGGGACTAACGGCTGTTGTGCTGATCCTGCTTGGGTTTGCGCGTACACCATCAGAGTGGGGTGGATTATGAAATCCGAAGCAATCCGAAGTTATCTCGACACTCTTGCGATCCAAGAGCTCGAGCTCGAGATCGAACTGGCCGAAGCGCAAGCCGATGGCTACGTGGTCGGCAAGGATAACGCCAAGCACCAGAAGCAGGCAGCGTTCTACAAGGAGCACCTTGAGTACGCTCGTGCGCTCTTGGCTCACGCTGTGCGCGACATCAAAGCCTACGAGGCCAGCATTGCCCGCATGAAGCAGATCGCCAACACACCGCGACAGGGCGCAGCCCCACGCATCAACGAGGAACTGACATGACCCCCTGGGCTACATCCATCATAGTAACCGTGATCGTCAGCGCGATGGGCATAGCTGGCCTCGTGCTGACCCTGCTAATGCTGATCGACATGGGTGCGCTGTGAGGGTTTTGGATCTATTCTCAGGCATTGGAGGCTTCAGCCTCGGCTTGGAACGTGCCGGGATGGAGACGGTTGCCTTCTGCGAGATAGAGGATTACCCGAGGCGGGTGCTGGCGAAGCATTGGCCTGATGTGCCGATTCACAAGGACATACGGGAGCTAGACGGTGAGCAATACAGAGGGACAGTTGACCTTATTTGCGGGGGCTACCCATGCCAGCCATTCAGTACAGCCGGGAAGCGAGCAGGCCAGGAAGATGACCGCCATCTCTGGCCGGAATATCTGCGACTTATACGAGAGATTCGGCCACGTTGGATCATTGGGGAAAATGTTGCTGGGCACATCTCAATGGGCCTCGACGATGTGTTGGCTGACATGGAAGGAGAGGGTTACGCCTGGGAAGCGTTTGTTATTCCAGCTTGTGCCGTCGATGCCAAGCACAGAAGGGATCGAGTGTGGATTGTGGCTAGGGACACCGACTGCCGCAATGTCGGAACGGAGCGAGACATTCAGAAAAGGCAGAGAATTGAATCCAGCAGAGTTTGTGAAGATGTGGCCGACACCAAAAGCAGCAGACAGCAACCCAGCAGGCGGGGCGGCAATGGCACGCTACAACGAAAAAACGGGTCGCAGGACATTGATGACCGATGTGCAACTATGGCCAACACCGCAAGCGGCAGACAACCGGGACCGGGGCAATCTTTCAACACCGGCAATCAAGCGGCGGCAGGAAAAGGGCAAACAGTTGATGTTATCAATGTCAGTGAGCGAGAAATCTGGCCAACTGAACCCGCAGTGGGTCGAGTGGCTAATGGGATACCCTCCAGGGTGGACAGACTTAAAGGACTCGGAAACGCCGTAGTACCGCAAATTCCGGAGATCATCGGACGGGCGATTATGGAGATTGAGCATGGCTGATATAGACGACGCAAAACGCGAGTGCCTCGAACGCTGGCGGGCCAGGTCACCAAAGCGCCGCAAGCTTGCGCTGCAGATCATGCGAGGCGAGCGAGACTACGATCCGAACTGGCCGCAGTGGGTGGTCTACGACATCAAGGCCGAGATCACGCTGATCGAGGAGGGTCGAGCCCGTGACGCTCAGTTTACTGATTACCAGAAGAGGCGACGCGAAGAGCGCGAAGCTGACGCGGCTGCACACAAGGATTTTTTGCTGTAATCTGGACGCCACAAGACACCGAGGTACGACGATGGACACAACTATCTACGTCAGGCTGGACGGCCCAGACAAACGGAAGCTCGAACGAATAGCAAAAGCACTGACGAAGCAGCATGGAATGAAGGTCGGCATGTCGCACGTTGTGCGCGGTTTCATCCATGAGGGGCTCGAGCGTGAGAAGAGCCGCAAAGGTTGATGAGAACCAGCGCAATATTGTCGCCGCACTCAGGGCGATCGGCTGCAGCGTAGCGGTTACGTCGGCTGTTGGCTCAGGGTTCCCGGACCTGGTCGTCGGGGATTGGGGCAAGACCTACCTGATGGAGGTCAAGCGTGGAGACAAGCCCCCGTCGAGGCGCGTACTGACCCAGGATCAGATCGATTTTCACGCGTCTTGGCATGGGCAGATATGCGTGATCTGCACCGTCGCCGAGGCGATTTCATTCATCAGTAGAGAGAGAGCAAAATGAGAGAATCATCCGCGTACATCGCCGACGATGACACCCCGTTTTTCAACAAAGCAGAGTGCGAGGCTTACGAGGCGCACTGTGCCGTAGAAAACCAGGTCCAGGAATACGCCAACGCGCTGCAGGCCGCTGGCGTGACGCCCCGCACATGCTCACGCCGAGCCGCTGCTGTGGTAGCCTATCTGGAGTGGCAGCGCACTGGCACCGTCGCATCGGAGCCGGAGAAGTCTGAGAAGTCTGTCGAATAGAACACGTTCCCTCGTGTAGTGTGGTTTGGCCCTGGTGACGCGTGAAGACCTCTCCAGGGCCTTTTTTTGCCTGTACCTCTTGACACTGTAGTACAGTCATATATAATGAGCACATCAGAGCAAAAACACGAGGGAAACGAAGATGAGCAATTTCGAAACTATGATCAAAATCACCTACTGCCATATTGGCGGCGACAATGGGATGTTTTTAGGCTACCAAAACTTCTGTGTTGATCAGTTCAGCGGAGAAATATGGCGCAGCAACATTGTCCAACATGACCGTGTTCGTTTTTGGGTCTAAACCACCAAGCGCCAAGGATGGCGCAGGAGCAACCATGAACGCACTCTACGACGACGAATACGAGGGCAGGCCGGAGGCTCTCGATGCGGCACTTGGAAACACCGAATGGCTACGTTGGTTTGACCACGCACCAGACAGCTGTATCTCTGATATGGCCTATGGCGCACACCAGGGAGCAACGCCACTCAGCCCAGAGTGGTACTACTACTGGTTCGTTTACGAAGCATTTTTTGGAGCACCTTCATAATGACAAACAAAGACATCACCGCCGCACAAAACACCCTGCCAGTAGCACCGGCTGACCAGACCTTCGCGCTTATGCAGCAGGGGATCAAAGACGGCATCAGCACCGAAAACATGGAAAAGCTGATGTCCATGCAAGAGCGCATCATGGACAGGAACGCAAAGTCGGACTTTGTCGTCGCCCTAACTGAGTTCCAAGCGCGTTGCCCAGCGATCGCCAAGCGTCACTCGGTCAAGGATAGAGGAGGGCGCCTGATGTATAAGTTCGCGCCTCTCGAGGATATCGTCGAGCAGATCAAGGGTCTGCTGTCAGATCTGGGTCTGTCGTATTCGTTCGATTCCGATGTGCAGCCCAACGGAGCTATCGAGGTAATCTGCGTCGTCCGGCACCGCTCAGGGCACCAAGAGCGCACCAGCGTGTTCATTCCTGCAACCCAAGGGCACAACACCAATGCGAGCCAGAATATGGCAATACAATTGACGTACGGAAAACGGTACGCACTGATAGGCGCCCTTGGAATCGTGACTGCCGATCAGGATCAGGATGGCAACGCTGAGAAACTGCGCCCGATCAACGCGCAGCAGGCCGCTGACCTGACCGAACTGGCAGAAGAGGTCGGCGCCGACCAGGCCAAGTTCCTGAAGTACCTCGGCGCACGGTCCTTCGCTGACATCCCGGAGCGGGACTACCACAGGGCTGTGTCGGCACTCGAGGCAAAAAGGAGCGGATCATGAGCGACCAAGACACTCTCGACAGGTTCAAAAAGCACGGCCAAACCGCCAGCTATCACTTTGCGGATGACTCCGGGTCGGAGTGGGGTCACGGCAATAAAGAAAAAGCCCTTGCGCTCGAGCTGTTCGACGCGAACGAAAACCTGCAGCCACAGATGCGCGAGCTCGCCAAGGAGCATTTTCTCTGGAGTCTGGCATCTGAGCGCCCGCGCTTTGCAGAGGTCAGCTGTTCCCAGTGCGGAGGCACATTCGGGCCTGGAGATAGCGGGTTCTCGCACTGCGAGGATCATCGCGGGCACCTGCACCGCAAGCAGGGGATTAAGGGCACGCTGTACTCCCCCAACGGCAACGTCTGGTTTTCGACCATTCGCGCAGCCCAAGAGGCTCGAAGGAAGCTGGCATGATCATCGTCAAAGACCTGGTGCAGGGCTCGGATGAGTGGATCAGAACCCGTCTGGGCGTCCTGACGGCCTCTCAGGTGTCCAGGCTTGTCACCGCATCGGGTAAGCTTTCCGCACAGCGTAGCGGCCTTGTAGCGACTCTGGCGGCAGAATCCATGCTGGGGGAGCCCGTCGATGACTTTGCCGGGAACTATTGGACTGATCGCGGCTCAGAGCTCGAAGGCGAGGCTGGCGCATATTTTGCGCTACAGACCGGCCATGACCCTGTCGCTGTGGGTTTTGTCTACCGCGACGATGGGCAGGACTGCGGCTGCTCACCGGATTGGTTGGTGCCTGATGGCGATGGCTGGCTGTGCGGCGTTGAGGTCAAGTGCCCGAAGGCCAGCACCCATGTCGAGTACCTGCTCGACGACAAGGCCAGCAAGTACACCCAGCAGGTGCAGTTCAGCCTCTGGGTCACGGGGTTGCCAGCCTGGTACTTTATGAGCTACTTCCCCGGCCTGCCACCCCTGCTCAAGCGCGTCGAGCCCGATCCGAAATGGCAGGGGATCTTCGATAAGGTCGTCCCAGAGTTCCTGGCCGAACTCGCAGAGGCAAAAGCGAAACTGGAGGCAATGTAATGAAAGACATTGTGAACATACTCAACCCGATACTAAGCCACACGAAGATAGAGAACCAACAGAAGCGCATTTCAGAGCTTGAGGCAGAGATAGCAGACCTCACCCTGCGCCTCAACCGCTGGAACTCGGGCGACAACTCAATCGGGTGTAAGCATCAAGTTAAGGAACTGAAGGCAGAGAACGAGCGGCTGGGGAAACAGCTTGAATGGCTGAGCAAAGCAGATTGGTCTGACATACAGTGGCTGTACTGGCATTCTGATTTTTCAGATACAGGGGACTATGCAGATTTCATCGCAGGCTTGAATGAATTGATGGAGCGGGAATTATGAAAGATATGGTTGATCTGCTGAATGAACGCATTGCTGAGCTTGAGGCAGAGATAGCAGACCTCACCCTGCGCCTCAACCGCTGGAACTCGGGCGGGAATTGGCTCAAGGCGGCGATTAAGGATAGGGACAGGAAGATTGCGGAGCTGGAGGCAGAGAACGAACGACTTAGCACCGGGGTATCCAACTGCGCTAAAACGGTCGATCAATTGATGACCGAGAACGAGCGTTTGCGTCGAGAGCGTGAAACGATTCCATTTGAAGTGCTGGACATGACCCCTGACAAATTCATTGCCCTAAAGAAAGACGCCGAGCGGTGGAGAAAGGGCAGAGAGAAGGGGTGGATATGGCTTGGGATGGAGAATGAAATCGACGCCGAGAGGGGTGAGGAATGAAACGCTACGAAATCGGTTGCTACGATGACTTCGGGTATGCCATGCGCCAGCGCATTGCCGAGCTTGAGAAACTGATGCTTGACAGGGATATGTCGAGAGATTCAAACCTTCAGATTATAGAGAACCAACAGAAGCGCATTTCAGAGCTTGGGGCAGAGGTTGGTGGGTGGCAGCACGAAGTCAAGATCATGCAAGACCTGGTCGACCGGGAGCGCAGACTCTCCGACAGCGCGAAGTGTATGCAGTTGCGGAACTATGCCGAGTCGCTTGAGGAAGATAACGAACGGCTGCGTGGCGAATTGCATTTCTTTGATAACAAGTGCGAGTCATGCGGGTCAACGCTTGGCCTGCTACATCAGGAAAGTTGCCCCCTGTGCAAATCTAGGGCAGACCACAATAGCTGCAAAAACACTTGCGATAGGCTTAGAGCAGAGACAGAGAGGTATTGCGAGATAGAAAGAATAGCGCGATGCCTAGTAGATCAAGTTCAACCTAAACACAAAGGCAGTTTGGAATTCAGGCTGAAAGAAGCAATCGACGCAGCGAGGGGTGAGGAATGACACTAATCCTCGGCATGATGATACTCGAAATGAACGACGCGCCGAACTGGCATTATGTGCTGCTAACGGTTATCTGGATCATTCGGAACCATGTTGTTTCTTACTTGGATGGGAGAAGGTGGTGATGACCATCAGCGTGTACGTCAATACAGACGCCGAACTCGACAAAGAAATGCTTGAAGCCTTGACTCGCTTTGAGGTGCAGAAATGCGTTGTATCTGAATTCGAGACAACAGAAGCACAGATTGCGCTGTTTCTTCTGCTGAATTATGGAGACGACCTTGCGTCGAAGTTCAAGCCAGAAATGATGCTTAAAGCCCGAGGCTCTTGAGCACCTCAGCAGTCAATCTTCCAGCATATGGCTTCATCTGCATGGCTCGGACATCTGTGTAGTGCGGGTTCAGCGGGTTCACCCCCCTGTGTTGAGCGAGGCTTGGTAGCAACTGGAAGATGTTTGCGTCTTCTTTTAGCCGACCAAGTCCTTGTCCCGGAACCCCAAGAGGATAAGACGGATGCCCCGATTCTGTAATCAATGGACGATCAGGGAACATCTCTCCGAGATTCATAATGCCGCCTTCCTGAGCAGAAAGCTGCCTCGGATCTGAAACTGCAATCCTTGCCTGACTTACGCTTAATCCCCCTTCATCCCTGAACCGCTTGTCGAGCATCCGCTTAACGCTCTTCCTTGTAGCATCCGGTGCTTGCTGAAACTGCGAAATACTTTCAGGGTTGCCGATTCCTTTCCACCCTGGGATCAGCTTTTTGATCGCAGTATTTGCTTTGCCCTTGTTTCTCTTGTTCATTCCAACGTCGGCATAGGACAGCATTGTCTCGCCAGTCATCGTGGCAAAGTCTCCACCAGTAGGCGCCATCCTCCAAGGCAAAAACAAAGGGTCTTGCCCGGTCAGTCTTTTTGTGTCCTGAGCAAGCTCATGAATCTTCTTTGCTGGGCCAGCACCAGAAGCCCATACCTGGCCTGGGTTCTCAAACATATAATCCTGACCACCAAGCAATCCGACTGGAGAGTTCAATTGTTTGTTGTTTATCGAAGTCAGCAACCCGCCAGCAGCCGTCCGATCAGACATGGACGTGATAAAAGGCCGACCCTCAAAATCAGCCAAAGAAACCGTGCCAGGATCAGCGGTATACCCTGACACCCCTATATCCATCTCTCGCAGCTTCGGTAACTCACCAATCCTTGGCTTGCTACCGCCGACAGCGTTAGCGTACCTTGGGTCGAATGCGCCAATTTTCCCACCTTGCTTCTTGAGAATCTCACCAAGATTCTTTGCATCTGGCAGGGGTCCACCCTCCGGCGCAAACCGCTCTGCCGAAGCAACCTTCCTGGGGTTGTAGTTCTGTTTGCTTAGCTTGGCGATCTCTTTCGCGTACCATTGCTTGCTAAGGATCCCATGCGCTGTATTCAGCGTCAGGTCGTTCTCCTGCGCGTACTTCATCGCATCATCGATCGACGGCGCCTTAGACGAGCCTCTCAGGCTCTCTAAGCCCTCATCGGCGACCCTTGGTGCGGTCTTCCCTGAGGAGCCCCACATGCGCTTCATGAGCCAGGCAGGCCCAAGAGCCGTCCCTGCAGCTAAAAGCCCCTTAGCGGCGATCCCAGGCCCCATAGCGTCGCCCAGCATCCCGCCGAACTGGTCGTAATTGCCCTGGATACCAGCCCTGACCGCCTCGCCAGAGGATCGGCGCATCTGATCCATAAAATCAAAGGCTGCGGCGCCCTTCTGGCCCATGCCCGGCTGCTGACCGTGAGTCATCCCAGGGTGCATCTGGCTGAGTCCAGCGAGGTATTCTTCGTAGGTCATTGGTTCTGTTCTCTGTATGGGTCTTGCCCCAATAGCCCGCCAATTTGATATGCACCTAAAACAGCAGGGAAATTGCTTGGGCCGGTTATTGGCTGGTTGTTCCAACGATGCAACGCAAGCGCCATCCTGGCCTTATTCGTCGGATTATCCATAAGCCCCAAAGCACCACCCGCCAGCCCGCTTATTGCTCCATAGTCTCCGCCGAGCATTGCGCCTGCCGTGGCTTTCATCGGCACACCTATGCCAAGCATGTCCCTGTTTTGTATTCTTGACACTGGCCTGTCTAACGCCTCGCGCAGAACCTCCCCTCTACCGTAAGCCCTGTTGACATCTCTAATGTCTGGCGCAAAGTCCTCGATTGATTCCCGAGCACCCCTTGCCAGCTCTTTCTTTATTTCTTCAAGAGGAATCGATGCTTTTTGCTGGCTTCGATCAAAATTAATTTGCCGATACAGGTCTGTTTTCAATTCTTGCAACTGTCGCGGTGCTAGAAACATGCTGCCATTTTCTTTCAATTGGTCACGATAACCAGTCATAACCTTATCAAGCTTTTTCACACCAGCAGAAGCGCCAAGTTTTGTGGACGCACCCCACTCAGCCTTGAGTTCTTTGACAGGCTTAACCACTTTGCTGAAATGCACTTGCTTCCCTTGCGCTTCAGCAAGATCCATAATGGCATCAATCTTGTCCCCAAGCTTGACCATCATTTTATCGAGCTTTTTAAGCCCAGCGGGAGTTGGCATCACCTGTAGGTCAAGAGCAGTCTTTACTGCCTGCGCCCTTTTGCGCTCATCCATTGTGGTCGACATTTTCGTCGCGCCAGCGTACATATCGGCAGGCGCTTCTTTGCTCTTAAGCTTCGCTACCCCTTTCTGTATACCCCTTTTTGCCATGTTAAAAGGATCGGCCATTCCTTGAGCAGTTTTCGCAGCAGCCTCAAGCCCAGACTTCCCGGCAATTTTTGCGCCTGACCTAATTAGCCCTGCGCCGCCTGTGATCAACGAAGATAAGTCAAGAGCTACTCCAACGGGATCAGTCTCAAGAGAATTAAGTGCGGCATCAACAGAACCGTACCTATCAACCAAAGCATCACCAACTGCGTCGGCATATTTCTCGTGCTCTTGCTCACCAGGCCATAACTTCTGTGCAAGACCAAAAGACAGATTCTTTAAAGCTTTTGCTGTTTGAATCGGAGACGTAACAGTAGTCAATACGTCCTCAACCGCACGACGACCACTACCTGGAATATTTTTCACCATCTCTATAGGCGAAAACCCTCCGGCCTGGTCTATGCTTCCTGGTGGCCTGTCATATATCTTCACCCCTGCTTCCGTAGCCCCAACAACCGCAGGGGGCGAATCAAATATCGGCTTTCCGTCAGGCGTTGTTCCTATCTGTTTCATTTAATCACTCCGCAGGCCCATACGTTCCGTCTGCATTCAGTCTGTACCTGTTCCCTTCTGCGTCATAACCGTATTGCGTTGAATCACCCATAGGCGACGGCGCCGCAACACTGGGCACCATTTCAACCTGCCCGTACATATTGCGAGAAGGAATTGTGCGCTCTGGGTCAAACTTATAAGCTTGGGCCGTTTTTCTATACTGGCCTTCCCTTTTCTTGTAAATGGCCGTGCCTTTATTGAACAACTTTGCTGCACGGTTCCTTATGTCTCTCCTTACCTGCGGAGCAAGCGACTCACCGTTTATAGCTTTGTTGTACATAGCGAGAACCGTTGAAGGGACGCTCCCAGCATCTCGCACCGTGGCTGCCTCTCCTTCCCTTACGGTTGAGTTTGGATCAAGCAGCTTCATAAAGCCAAACACTAAGGCTATATCACCCGCTCCGCTAGGCTCTGAGACAGAAGCCTCAACCCGCCCCCATGCATCATTAAGACCAGCATATTCATTCGTCTGCTTAAGAAACTCTTTGCGTAGCTTTCCTTCCCCTTCAACATCAGCAACAGAGGCCGCTTCCAGCCCAGACAACACAAGCTTTCCTCTATCTGGCCCAGACGCATAATATTGCCGCCCATCAATTCCTTTGATGATTTGATGCTTTTCAGGGGCACGATACTTTGCCGATATACGCGCTTTCTCCTCCTCAAACCCAATTTTCCCAGGCAGGTTTAATTTAGACTCAATCACAGCATCTTGTAATTGCGGAGAAAGCCCCGCCAGTTCTGGATATTGTTGGGCGATCAACTGACGCCTAGCTTCGTCTCTTTCCTTCTTTTCTTCGGCCTCTTTCTGCGCCTGAGCGAACTCAAGCTTCTTCATCTGCGCGGCCTGCTGCTGCATCGCCATCTGCTGCTTCTGCATCTGAGCCACCCTGGACTGCTGCATTCCAAGCAGCCCGCCCTTCATTGAGTTGGCAAATGCCGCCCTCGAGTCACGCCCGTAGTTGCCGCCGAGAATCCCCATTGCCATCGTGGTGTAGGGATTGTTCATGAACGACTGCATGTTGCTCTGCTGCGGAGCAGGAGACGGAGCGATCGTCGGCATATTGGGGTTCGCCCCCTGCATCATCGCCAAGGTCATCGGGTTTGTCGGTGCGTTGAACATCTGCTTCTCCTAGCTTAAAAGGCCAACACCTGCGCCGATTAGGGGTAACCAAGGAGCAAATGCCGCAGCCGTAGTGCCTGCTGCTGCGTTTGCGAAGTACGGCATTGCTGATGCCGATGCCCCTAACAATCCGCCACCAATCGCCCCCGAGATGGGGCTGCTGCCACCACCCTCTGCGGTACTCGATGACCCCCAAGGGGCTTGGCTGACAATGTTGCTGTACTTCCCGAGGTTTTCCCAAGGGAGGGCTTGGTTGTAGTTCCACCGATCCATGTCGGCGCCGAGCGCCTGAGAATCGATGCCAGTGTTGTACTGGCCAACCTGGCTCATGATGTCCATCGGCTGCATGCCCATAGCCATCGTCTGCGGAGACAGCGCCAGAGCCCCCTGCTGTGCCCCTAAGCCCTTGCCGTAGGCATCCATCATGGTGCTCGCGTTCGCGTTAGCCAGCGCCTCCTGAGTGCCTCTCATGGCGAGCCCTTCGGCTATACCTTGCCGACTACCTCCAACCTGGCCTGCGGCCATTGCGCCACTAGCGATTTGAGGAAGCAGGTTCTCGTTCAGGTTCCGGTTCGCCAGAAACTGATTCGACTGCATCATGTTCTGGACGTAGGGGTTGTTCGCCGCATCGGGGGAGTTCAGGGCAAAACTCTGCGCCCGCTGAGCATCGTAAATCTGCCCCGGCATCGAGGATGTGGCGTAGTTCAGCTTGAGGTTCTGCGCCTGATCAGACAGCGGATCTCGACCAGCGAAGGTCTGCCCAGGATAGTAACCAGGCGAGCCTGACGCATTGAGATTCTGCGCTTGGCTGAAAAGGCTTGTCAGGTGCGGCTGAGCACCACTCCACGGGATGACCTGCTGGGTTGATTCCTGTTCGCCGCCGCTCTTTCCGCCCATCTTACACCTCTATATCGAATTCAATTCGGACCGAGTCAGGCTTGAGAACTTTCTCCCAGCCTTTCCTTCCCCAGCCGCGTATAGCTGAACAATCGTTTGCCTTCGCAAACTCTTTGAATGTATCTATCGCCTCAATCCATGTGTCAATGGTCCCAAACTCGGCCCCAACAAATGGAATCGACAGCACCTTGCGCTTCTTGAACACATTGACCTGAGTCACAAAGACCGCCGTAATCCGGTCATTATCATGGGCCACCCATGCCTGCATGGTCTGATCCTTGAGGCAATCGAAGACGTATTCGGTGTCGTAATCCTTCAGGATCTCCATCCGCACAAACGGCTTCTCCAACAGCGGCTGGATCAGCGGCCAGGCCATCTCGATCTCATCCGGTTGGATGCCGTGGAGGTTCACTAGCCACCAGCCTCGCTAGTTTGTATCCAGTCAGCAAGTTGCGCGGGCGGTATATAAGCATTATTCCAACCACTGCCACCCGCCATATCCCAAGGATTGGCTGTCACACCACCTCCGGGCGTCAATCCCATAGCACGCATAAGCTGGAATTGTCCCGTAGTGTTTGGAACCAACAGTCCCTGCTGAATAGCGAAGTCAAGCATGGCCTGGTTTGAAGGCTCTGTCTGCCCTGCTGCAGGAGTAGGGGCAGCGGGCTGTGCCAACTGGTCTTCCATGCCATACATACGAAGCTGAGAGGCTTGAGGCTGCATCTCAGGAGGTAGCGCGGAGGTCGGACCAACCATATTCGGCATGTTGGGGTTCATTCCCATCATCGACATGGCATTCGGTCCCATCGCGTTGGTGCGCGTAGGCGTGAATCCCTGCGTAGGAAGCCCCTGCTGCGGCCTCTCGGTGGAAAACGGACTACCGAGCCCCATGCCCTGCATCTGCGTCATCTGCGGAGGTGGACCCATCCCAATCGGTTGAGGAAAGCCGCCCTGTGAGAGCATCCCCTGCTGTGCAGGAAAACCACCAGCCTGCTGGCCTCCGCCAAACAGACCACCACCTTGCAATTGCCTCATAATGTCTTCGGTAATCATCGTCTGCCTGCCTTTTGGTAGTCTACGTCATAGCCAGATATCTTCCACGAGACATCTGCCTGACTGGAAAACTCAATAGCGTGTAATCGCCCCGTTACTCGAAAGTTCATCCTGTGGTCAGTGTCCGGGTCAAACGTCTGCCCAGTCGACCAGGTCACGGCTTCATTCAAGTTATTCTGGAACCCGATCTTCACCGTGAAGGGATCGCCCTCTGCGTGAGGGTAGACCTCGAGAACCTTGTGCCAGTCTGCCTTGTCACCGAGGTCGAGTTCAGACCTGCGAGCATAACAGGTCATGTTGACCCCATCTGCGGTATTCGTCCGGTCCATCTCGAAGAGGTCTGTGGCTCCACCAAGGATCAGAGACTCGCGGTAGGGGTTGTCATCGAGGTAGGCACCGTACGTCTGGATAGCGGCATCCCATCGGGTATCGTAGGTGTAGGTGCCGGGTGTGTAGTTTCCGACCCCAGCGTCAGCATCCCCGTAAGTCCAACCAGATGAACGGTCAACCACACCAAATGTGCCAGCAGTCACGCCGGGGAGTTGGCGGGGGCTCCATGTGTTGTCCTTAGAATTCCAGACAAGCGCCTTGTCGCAGGACACGCTATTGGCCGATGGGTAGCAAACCCAGACCTCACCAGTGCGCTCGTAGTAAATGACGAATGTCTTGTGCTTATAGGTCCGTGAAACATCATCGAAGAAAAGATCCTTCACCCTCTCATCGGCTATGGATTGGAAGTTCGTTCCATCGTAGAGATAGATATCTCCATCACCGATGAACACATGCCTCCCCCCAACGTCGCAAACGCAGTTTCTGGCGAACAGCCCATAGGACAAGGTGACCAGTCGGAAGTTGTAGACGTACTTGTCACCCGTGAAGGTCGCCGAGTAGATTGCATCTGTTTTGTATATCTGCAGGGTATCGCGTAAACCAAGGCCATCGATGATCGCTCCCGGCGTATCCACCAACTCGGTCTGCCCTGCGAGGTACTCCGGGGATGTTATGTCCCAGGTCTTAGGGACGGTCCCAGGATCAGCTGGATGGCTCCAATGCACTTTCCTGGAGTTATACCCGTCGCAGTCTTCGATATTCATGGCAAACAGGCTGGATCGAAAAGAGCGGATGATCTTCGCCCGCATTCCTACATCGGTCCAGGTGCAAATATTAACCGGATCAGTCGAGTCGTAAGGCAGGTCAACAACATTCCCGCTCCCACCCCAGTATTGTGGGTTCTCAGCAAATGTGGTCAGGATTCCAACCCCACCGAGAACGCACGAGTCCCAAGTCCCAGAAGTCCCAAACCCGGTGCCTATGGTGCTTTCCACACCACCCCTGACCGAGTAGATATCGCTCTGTCCCGCGTAGACGATGAAAGACTGCTGCCCCGTTTTGACGGTCAACATGGTCTCAGGCAGCTCAGTGATCGTCGCAGCCGACTCGTGACCTTCAAACGAGGCTATGGACCCATCCACACAGCGGGTGTTCTGCATCTCGGACCAAGCGTTAGGTGGCGTAGCATGCGGCTCTTTATCCGCCACATACCCCACCCGACCAAGGTCTTTGATTGACGTGGTTTTCATCAACTGATATCCACCAGGATTGACACGTACAGTGGGACCACGTTCCCAGACTCTCCACCCGTTGTGAGCTTAAGATATGTCCCAGCGGCAACCGTCGACTGGTTTATCGAAGTGTCAGAATCAACATCCCCAGCACCGCTGCCACTATAGGCTACATGGAGCACAGCCATCACCTGATCTGTGGATGTCTTCAGCTCGACAGTTGGATCTGCTGTGATAATGGTTCCGCCTAGAACTGAGTCAACTCTTGTGACAATTCCAGCCATCGACATCGGGACGTAAATTATGTCAGAGGTGGATATGTCTGGAATGACTACATTGACGACATAGAACCCTCTGGCATCGGCGTAAGCCTCTGTTGCATACGAGGCATTATCAACATAAGCCTTGATGCTCTGCTGTGTAGCCAGTGCCGTTGCTGAGTCTGTACCCATTGCATCCTCATCGAGGATGGCGGTAACAGTCGCCCCAGAGGCCAGCACGAGGCTTGTGCTTAGCGTTGCGGCCCCGGTCACTGCCAGGGTAGAGGATAGGGTCGCAGCACCCGATGCAGCGATCGTGGTGAACGCGCCGGTAGAGGCTGAGTTGGCCCCTATGGCCGTAGCATCGACCGAACCCCCATTGATGTCCACCGTGGTAACAGCACCAAGGTTAGACCACGTTAGGATCGCACCGTTGATTGCGTCTCCAGCACTGACCGTCAGCGCCTTGGATGATTCAGCCGTGCCCAGGGTAGCGACATCCAGGTAATTCATTTGTACATCTGAGGTGGTGACAGCGCCTGAGATATTCCCCCAGTCTGTTGTCAACACAGTCTTGAGTTGCTGCAGCTCAAGGTAGATGGCATTAGCACCAAATGGATCATCGCTGGTCAGCGGAGAGGATGCGTTTAACTCATCAATGTGTGAAGCGTTTTCTAATGCCATAGTTTTTCCTAAAAAGAAGCCTCAATTTTTTCAATGCTCCACGTAGAAGAATCCAAAAAGACACTCCAATGATAGCCATTAACCCTGATCAATGACGAGGATCTTCCTACGCCTGGGGTTATTGATTCAAAAAGTGGGGTACAAGTGTGATAAGTAGCAGCAGATATGTCATACCGCCATATTGTAGCGTTGTACATATAGTACAAAGAGTTATTTGTACTATCGTAGAAAAGTTGATCAGCCCCTGTTCTGGTTTCAAAAATAGATTGACTATCAAACTTAGAGACTGACTGTATAAGATTACCTGCAAAGTCTGTCTTTACAAGCCACTGAGCGACAGGACTTACCCCAGTGTTGATGCACCACCAAATCTCACTACCAACTATCTGAGGATTAGATGGAACCAACCCATGTAATGTTCCCCCTACATTTCCTAAAGTAACGCTTGGCGTTGAAATGCTTGACCCAGTTGTATAGACAGAAAACGCTAAGTCAGTCCCATCCCAAAGGCAGATTAGATACTGGGTAGAGCTTATTGCTGCTGCTCTTAGCATTGTCCAACCCGTAGGCACTGTTAAGACAGTTAGCCCGTGGGTAGATTTATTGACCAAAAACGCTTGGGTTGGTGTGCGTGAGTCAGAGAGAAGAATATCAGCGTCACGTTCAGCTATGATCTCCGCATTTGCTGAACCAAGTGATACTCCACCAAGATAAGTTAGCGTTCCGCTTATGTCATAGAATAATAGTGTTCTGGTACTACCGCCGCAAGGCCAGTGGATGTAAGCTAGTAAATCTCTATCTGATGACCCAGGTGTGGAAACAATCTTATGCCCTTTCCGATTGCAGTCAGTAATAGCAAATTTAACGGACCCTGTGGTTGCATCAAAAGCAGCCAAGCCAGTTCCTGTGTAATTGAAGGGTTGCCCGGAAGCTATAACAAGATTGTTAGGGGCTGAATAATCAAGATTCGAGCAGTTCTCGATCTTAACTAAACTACCTGATGGAAACTCTTCAGCCCTGGAACACTCACCTATGTCCTTCTCAACTTCATATCCAAACGTGACGCTTGAATAATCAACAATCGGCCATGTGCCTGTCATGTACGGGACGAGCAATTCCAATGCCTCAACCCTGTCTTCGAGATCCTTGGGCCACCAATCCTCTATCCGGTTGTCCTGCCGCTGCACATGATCCATGAACATCCGCAAGGCTTGCTCGACAGGCACACCCTCGATGTTTGGCGCAGGATCAGGAGTGAACTTAGGCTTGGTCATGTTATTGGACTACCAAGCCCGATGATCACGCGGTTGGCTGGGAATTTAATCAGGTCGCCAGATGTCACGCTGAAGGCCGTTGTCACATTTCCATAAGCCCAGTAATTCCCACCCCCTGGATTTGCGTCATCCCAGATGGTGAAAGAGGCAACAGTGGGCCACTCAGCACTCGCTGCCGGGGTAGTCACATCAGCAGGATTCCATCGCTGGATATCACTCACTCGGTTAAATGTAACTGGAACCCGAGCGTACCCATCCCCGCTTAACTCAGTCCCTGGGGTAGCCGAGTTACTTACTGTGGAATTAACAGCAATGTAAAACTGAGTCGGTATCGTTGGCGCCTGCTTCTCAAACACCTTGAGCAATTCATTACGTGCGTAGTTCGATAATGTAGCCAAAATAATGCTCCAGGTGTTCAGCTTACTGTCTGGATCGTCCTTCTCAGGGATCGTCCCAGAATAGTGGCACCAGTTAACGCAACTCACTTCCTGCGGCCCCCGCCTCTACCTTTCCGCTTACAGGCCATGTTAAGACACTGTGGTGGTCAGGACCGTACCCGGCGAGCCAGACGCCACGTTGTTGAACTTGATCACGAGATCACCCGCAGTGATATCAATCGTGCCAAGTTCAATGAACGCAATCGCTTCGTCGTTCGTCGCGGTGTTGTTGTACAAAACGCCCCAAGCCGTGACACTACCTTGTCCCGAACCGTTCTGCGAGATCGTGAATGAATTGGCCGCAAGGGTAGCTACACCAGCCGCCTCTGTGTAAGTTGACCCAGTAAGATCAACTGGGCCAGTGTACCCACCACCCGTGCTGATTTGGTTGGCACTGTAATCACCCCATCGAGGAGTTGCATCAGAGGCTGTCGGAGCCGCTGTATTGTTAATGATGCCAACCGTTAAGGTATCCGACCCAAGTGCATGGATCTTCTCTCCAATCTCGTCAGCAAACTCTTCAAATACTGTCAAATCTCCAGTAGCCATTTCCTATATCTCCGTCCAAATATCTGATGATGCGGCCACTTCTGACCATGATGATGATGTGGGCGGTATGTCAGTCCATACCAAACCAGTTATCCCTACATTGTAGCCAGTAATGGTAACAGCCCCGGTTGTTACTGATATACCAACACCAGCCTCAACCCCGGCATTCACCCCGGCAATGGTTATAGCGCCCGTTCCGACATCAATAGATGTGCCTGAACTTATCGAGGCGTTAATGCCAGATACAACAATTGACCCTGTGCCGATATCCAACTCTGTTATCTGATTGATAACAGCAGCAGTCCCTGTGACAGTCAGCGCACCTGTTGTTACAACAATATTTGTCGCGCCGATGACCTGCTGATCAATAACCGCGTTGACACCAGCAATTGTCAGAGCACCTGTCGAAACAGAGACATTCCGATTAACCTCTATCGACGCAGTGGTTGCAGCAATCGCCAGCGCACCCGTGCCTACCGATACTTCATAAGAGAGGTCGTGGACAATGGTTGTGCCAGTCCCGGAAACCGTGATCGCGCCTGTCCCGACCGATACCTCATAAGAGAGGTCGTTGGTGATTGTTGCACCAACACCAGCGATGGTAATCGCGCCTGTACTGACAGACACATTGTTTGCTTGTGATATTGTTGCATCAATGCCAGCAATCGTTAATGCGCCAGTTCCTACCGATACCTCTGTACCACCAGCTGTTACAGCACCCTCAACAATCCGACCATTGACAATGAGCTTTTCGCCATCGGCAACTTCAACAATCCGACCATTAACAAGAAATTTAGCCATCAGGCGAGATCAATAGTTGTATCAAAATAAACAGTAGCTGACGCCTTAGCTACATAGACGCGAATCATCGGCACGGTATCCGCACCAGCATCTCCAGATGTTCCTACCGTGATCTGATATCTATTTTCAGATGTTCGCCCTGTCCAGACGTCACTGTTTGTTGTCAGCGCTCCGCCTGTCCGCCACGGAACAAAAGCGTCTGATACAGAATGCGCGGCGTTCCATGTTTGCTTATTTGTTCCATCTGGATAATACACATCGACCCATACATCCGCATCGGTCAGTGTTGAAGACGAAAGAAGGTACACAACTATTTCGTCCGTGCTTGCGCTCGACAGTTCAGCGTAGCGCGTTGGGAAATCGAATATGAATGGTGCACCCATAGTCGCTGATGCTGTCGTTACTGCCTTTAGGCTTACTTTCTGGCTTGAGTCTGGGAAAGCGACCGAACTATCCCTATAGATATTTGTCGCGTCTTCAACAGCCCCTGATACGTTCTGATAATAATATTGATACTCTGCTGCTGCAGACGATGACGATGACCTTACACCGTGGAACTCCATACACCGATTATAGAAATCAGTCTTTTGCACATAGCTAGTTAGCGACGCACTAATTTTGCAGCCATCTATATACAGTTGAGTTCTATCGTGCGAGGTGCTCTCGCCAATGTCTGCAAACAGATATGACGATCCTCCGCTGATTGACGACAAATCTACGGCCTTAAACAACATGGAATAACCGCCTGCTGTTGAGTTACTGCCAATCAACTGCAGCCCGGTCCCGCCTTCCGAAAAAGAAACAGATCCACCGTACATCTCCAACGATGAACCGCCTACCCCTCCGAAAAAACAGCTTGCGTCATTCAAATCTACTGCGCAATCAATCAACGTCGCAGATGACCCATCACCAAGCAGCATTACTCGATTTGCTGACCATGCAGGTAGATTAAGGTCGCAGCCAACAAACATCGTCCTGTCATTATCGCCAGCGGTTACGTTGATTTCATCAGCAGAATTATATTCCATGCCGATATTCGTTATGTGGCCTGCAAATGCAATATCATCTACAGCAGCAGTTGCTGCTGTTTCAGAGGCACCTTTCAAATAAGCATCTGCGTCCGTATCGTCCACACTGATTACGGTTAATGCCGCCCCACTAATGGCTGGGCCTGAAAAACTTACAAGCCCAGAGGTATAGGTGTGACTGTGTGAACTTGAACAACAGATAAAATCACCAGCACCAGCGCCACCTGTTATAGCCGCCTTGATATTTGCATAATACGCAGCAGGCCATGCCCCGGTTTCCTGCGTTCCGCCAGAGGGTGATCCAGACCCAGGTGATTTCACATAGTAGTAGTTACCAGCCATCAGAATTCCCTATAGATAACCCAGCCGTCATTATCTGCAATGCCAATGAACACCCCTGGCAACAAAGTCCACCACTTCTCATAGACCGGCATTGTTACCCCGGAGAGTATATCTCCAGCTGCTTGTTTTTCTTCGTACTCGCCGGTCTGTGTGTTGTATGTCCTGATTCTGTTGTTGCCATCCCAGCCAACGACAATGCCTTCAGATACAGCAGTGCCGTCTTCATCATCCCAGCCGCCGTCGCCATCCTCTCGGCCAAAATTAACAAGGTTAGATTTAGCAACCGGATTGCCATCAAGATCAACCCTTATATGGTACAGACCGCCGTTAAGTGAAGTGACGTATAAATCCCTGCCGTCCATAATCATGTGACCACCCGAGCCGCCCCAGATGGTCCTATCCATGTCGCGGATTTCCCAGGTGAATGGGTCAATCTCTTTGAGCCTGCCACGGATGCCAGTCAGGTATATCTTCTGCCGCTCATCATCCCATGCGGTTTTCTGGTAGCCGTCAAACTCATCAATAGGGATCTGCAAATATTCGCCAGCATCAGTCCATTCCCATAGGCGTGGACTTTGCGGTATTGGATTCCACTTGCAACCTGGGAAGCCTGCCGTCCCTGTTGGGACGTAATTCTTTACCCTGAACATCACCGTCGCTTCGAGAGGCGGCACGTACACCTGGGAGTCATAGGTGTGCACACCATACGGCCCGTCTTCAAGTTCTACGCATTGCAGCCATCCGTCGCCGTCTGTATCGACCAGATCAGGGAATGGTGCTTGAATCGGTGAATAGTCATAATCCCTTGACCACGTGAGCGTTGACGCATCGAAACTGTAAACGCTATTTGCACCAATATCGGAATGCCCGCCAGAAGCGATAATACGGAAGATGCCACGCTCCTCATCAAACGACATTCCAGACCAGACGTTGAGAACGTTGAATGACCTATGGCACTTCAGTACAGCGCAAGTAAGCGACCCATCGCTAGGTAGTAGGACAGGCGTCAGTGCAGTGTTTGGGATACGCCGAATCTCCCCGACAGGGGGAATGAACGGCAGAAACGCGTCGCGCCAGTTGCCAGTCTGCGGCGGCGGATCGACTGGAGGCTCGACGGGTGGCGTATCGTCAACCACTTCAAGATCAGCACTAGGAGTTACCAGAACGTACTGCCCCGGCGGCAAAGATGCAGCACCCTCGGCAACCGACATGATAGACCCCGGCTGGATGCTTTCAATAACGGCCCCGTTCTCGTCGGTCAAAAAGCTTTCCGGCATTTCAAATTCAACGCTTATGCTCGCCACGGAAAAAACCGGGGTTGCTAAAAGCATGGCAAGCAAAAACTGTCTCATTGGACCACCTCTACTGTGGGCAAGCTGTATTTATTTGGGTCTGCGCATACATCACCGGACACTCCGCCCTCACACCAACCGCTTGTTCTTGGTGCGGAGTAATAAATTTTCTCAATGTCGCCGGTAACATTCTCAAAAGTAATCTTTGATTTCTGCCCCCATCCCATAGGGACGGCAAGCGGGAACGGCGAAGAACCAAGTCCAAGCCCTGTATTTTCCAGCTTCGACACACGATAACTCGGGGTCATCAAGTTCAACGTTTCGTGCCATGTCGGGTCTGCGTTTGCAATCAGTGAATCCCAATCTTGAAATTTATTTTCTCGCCACCAGAGCAAAAGCCTTGTCGCTGTGCTGATTGTCCCATAAGGGTAGGCGCTTTCCAGCAACCAGCCACGACAAGGCGGGGCCCCAGAGCAGTCGATTTTCATGTCTTTCACAACTGTCTCGATTGGCGGAAACGTCCAACTGTCAGAGTCGTTATACTCTGGTGTTCCCCAAGTCAGCGGCCTGTAGTGATCACCATCAAGCCTTCGAGACAACGAGGTTATCGCCGGTCTCCGACGGAATGTAGCCGCGTGATATGCGCTGTTAGGCCCCTTCCTGTGATAGACAACCCGGTTATTCTCAAACAGCGTCGAGCCATTCACGTAAATATCGACAGGCGGAGACCCAACAATCGGAGTTCCAGCATTATTGGTAACGATGGCCCCATCACACTGAATGTTGCATATCTCGTTGTCGAGGATCACGGCCTTCTGCGCTATCGAGCGCAGTGCATGCCCAAGCCCAGGAGACTCAATCTTGTTACGTTGGATGTTTGCAAATGCGTTGTTATCGATGTACAGAGCGTGCTGACTGTTCCCCTTGCTGAAGGTTGAGTCAAGCACCTCGACATAAAGATGCAAGGCGTTTGAAGACGTTATCAGCGCATGTCCATTCCAGTCGCTTACATCTAGGTTATGGGCAACAAGAAAGTGCTTATCGTTTGGCGAGCCAATTCCATTTGTGCTTAGGTTCTCAAGAAACACCCCGCCATCAATCAGCGTTCCGGTATAGCCTTTAGTAGCATAAACATTCGCTCTTGGCTTTTCGCCGTTGGGGCCAAGGATTCCTTTAACGTGTACACACCCAGTCATGTTCCTGGCTAGTATTTCCGGTGGTCCTGCTGCGCCATACTGCACCTCTATCTCATGTTCCCATGATCCCACTGGGCCACACATCTCGGTAATCATCCGCCAACCGTCTGCGGGCGTGTTATAGGCTGGCTGATAGTAGTCTGCATACCGCGACGAAACAGGCACCAATGGAGCCAATTTTGTATATCCGCTTGGCGGCTGGACGGGTGGTTCAATCGGCGGCTGGACGGGCGGGACTATAACAGGAGGTTCAGTAATTACAGGAGGCACAACAATGGCATCATGAGAGACAGTTAGGCGAATCTGCACAGCCGCAAACGCGCCAACACTCAGCACACCAGCCAATGCAGCAATAAAAAACTTATACATAAAACCATCCGTTGTCTCGTGGATTTTTGCACCCAAACAGGAAAGTTGCCCAATGCCAGTAGTACGAGCGCATTAGTCGGCCTTCACTTCTCAATATGTCCCGCAATACATTCGCACATTGCCAGGATGAAATAGGCGCACCATCTTCCCAGCACGCATCAGCGCACAGTTGATCGTGGCACCACCAAGCAAGCGACGTAATATCAAAAGCACCAGACGCCCCATCACGGACCTGTCCTTGCTTGATCTTTACCCACTTGCCATAGCGTGGCGACTTATACCGCCACAGCTCCAACGCCTCATACAACCCGTCTGGCCTGTGACGATAGCGGAACCCCTGCGGCGTTATGTGCGTCTGCATCAGTATGTCCACACCCAAGGGCGCGGCCTGCCTTCTGCTGGTTCTGCGTCATCTATGTGCATCTGGAACCTTCCACCCTTCTGCTTAACTCCGATGCCGGTAAATCCGTAGTAGAGGGCGAACTCCAGAAACGCGTGGTAATCCTCGCGACCAATGTCAGGATCAATCGCCCTGCCTTCTGTATGGGAACCTGCTTTGCCGTCATACACCACACACCGATATCCACCACCCAGGACAGGACGGATCGGCTCGCCCCACTCTGTACGAAGCGCCTGAAGGCGGCTGATAAAGCCTGCGTCCATTTTGCTTTGGCCGCAGCAAGGGCATGCAAATTCAGATTTTGAAAAGTTTGCACTTAGATCACCCATCGGTCACAACAATAACGATTGCCACCCACCCAAGAATCAAGCAGGCCACATAGAACAATGCTTCAATCAGGCTAGGGGGCATCAGCAATCACCGCTTCACAATTTATCTGATCGATGTAAAGCTCCCCGGCAATCTCATTCTGTTGAAAACATAGCTCGCTTAGCAGTTTGTCCCTACGCTCGCCCATTGCGGCGGTATTCCTGCCGCCAACATTCATGAACACACGTACCTCATTGAAGAAGTCGTCATGATAATGTTGTTCGGTAGAATCACTGATTGCATCCCAAACTGACAACCCAAGAATAATGGCAATCAGAGCCCCCGTAATCCACTGCTTCATGATCCCACCCACGCTTTCAGGTCTGGATAGAATTGCATCAAGGCAATCGCCCCAACCAAGCCCCAGATGATCCGCTCAAGATATACAAACCTGTCCTCGTGCCCGTTCAGCCGCTTAGAATGTTGGGCAACCATCGCTTCGATTGCCTCGATTTTCCCGTCACGTAGCCCGGCTTGATAGTCATGGTCTGCTGTTGGCATGGGTATAAAATTATCCATTTAAAATATTGAACGTACTGCGGTCACCCATTGACGCCAACTCACTAACATCAAGCTCAGCGTCATCCCGGCCTCGCTCTGAAAGTTCGTTAAGGTCGGCCAGGCCTTCCTCGAAGAGCGTCTTCCACAAAACGATTCGTTCGTCGTTACGCATGAAGCCCTCGGCCTCCGAGAGCGTGCCGTACAGATAAACGTCTGGGTAATTCGTCAGCAACCAGTTTGAAGTATCAGTAGCTAAATCCCACCCTTTCAGGTAGTGCATCATGACCAAGTGATCAGAGCCAACAGGAGCACTGAACTCGATTTGGTCGCGGAGGGTGTAACTTAGCCTGCCTGCGGTCGCAGATGCTCCGTAATACTCTACGATCCTTGCTGGATCGACGTATCGCAACTCCTCGTAGGCAGTATCTGCCGCCGTCGAAGGCTTTATGCGCAGTGGCATAAGCATCTCGATGTAGCCCACGGGGAGAGCCAGCAGCCTATCTCCAAGAGCCGCAGTGCCTGCTGCATAGGTGGCATAGGCCAGTGTTTCCATCTCCCGCAGCCTTGCTCTACGATTGATCTTAGCCTCGCACCGCTTCACCATATCTGGGATTGCGGCGACGAAACCCGTCTCTGTGATGTCGAGTTCAGTCTGAACCGCTGTCTGAAGCTCTAAGTAGGTCGTCAGTGCCATGATGCTGCCTTGTTGGTGTCCATGTACCCCAGACGCTTCATCGTGCGCCCAAAGAGCTTCTCAATTCGATACTGTTGTTTCTCGGTCAGCTTCTCACGCCAGCCACCTACCTCGCCCTTGCCGAAAAACTGATCCTTGGCGTGGGTCGATGACTCCATGAACCCCATGTCCTTCTCGATGTCCCGCAGCTTGTCCAGCTCTACCAGCTTCAGTGCCTGGCGCACTCGTAGTGGCTCAGGATCCACCCCAGCGTGGCGCAGGATCTCCGAGAACACCTTCACGGGCTCAGCCCGCATGTCCTCGTACCGGAACACTTTCACATTGTGCGTGTCAGCATTCAGGAATGAATTTGTGTGTGCATGCCACGATGACAGGAAATCGGCCATCAGCCCTTGCTTATCCGTCAGCGTTTTGTACTTGTCGCTCATCCACTCGATGCCCTGGTCCAAGTCGCAGCCCATGTGCTTGCAAAAACTTGGGAGCACGTCTCGAGGGTCTCGCACAATGAAGATCACGGCCCTCGTCAGCGACATAGGGTAAAGCTCTACCCCATTCGCGATCATGTGCGCCGTGTGAGACTTCACAAACAGCGGAATCCCGTGGTTCTGCGTATTGTATGCCCGGACCAGCCGGGTCATCCCCATTGGCTTGATAAGGTGCTGAATGTCGACAGGCAGGTCACCAACCTTCGAACCGTCCCCGATATCATAAAGCCCAGCCCTGTTGCTGGAAACAGAGGCGACAACATCGTTGATGTTCAATTCATTCAGGAAATAGGCGTCGAGAAACAGCCGCAACCAAGTATTCCCTGATTTCGGGTAACTGGCGATCCAGATGATCTGGCGGTAATGCACAGATCCCTTGTTTTCCTGGTCAGCCAAAAGCCTTCTCCCGCTTGCGTATAAGCATAGTCGTCTTCTCCGACTTACGGTCCCAGATGCCAAGCGATTGCTTCATCTTCCTGGCAAATGACTTCCAAAACTCGACGCTCATCTGCGGCGGGTTATCCGTTGTCGGAACCAGCAGCAACGAGCCGTCATCGACCCACTTGCAGATCAAACCTGACCGATCGGGCCTCTGCCGGTCAGGGACAAAATTCGTTTTCCACGCGCAACTAAACGTGTGACACACATCAATCCTGTTCTCGTAGTCGCCACACCCGGACTCGCACAAATGCTTGCACGGGCTACCGTGCTTGATGCCGAGTTCAGGGACAGGCAACGGACCCATGCAGCAGGCTGTACATCCGCCGCAGGGTTTTTGTAACAAGAACGTTGCCTTTCCCATTTCAAAAGGGGGCCGAAGCCCCCTATCCTACTTAGGTATGCCACAATTTCACGGCCAAATCAGGCCGCAAAACCTTGAACCCATACAGACAATCCAGGCGGGTATAGACGCGGTCCTTGACCACATCGTAGTCCTGAACGATCCGCATCGAGAGGCCGTCGTAGTTCTGCCTGGAGGCCATATGGACCCCCTTCGGCAGCACCAAGTCGGCTGACCCCATACAGGCAAACCCCTTCTGGAACAGCACCGACTGCTTGTACGCCGTCGAGGCAGCACCGACAAAGGTCAGCACGTCGTCATCGTCAGGGATAGCAGACACGTTCTGGTGTGGCCCTGAAGCGATGATAGCGGGGCTGATCGCAAGATCACCTGCACCCGTGGCAGCAGCCGTCACTGTGAACTGCTTGAGCACGCCCGTAGAGACCTTTGTCTCAGGGTGCACATCAAACACGTCGTCACCGATCGTGAACACCGAGCCAGCAGCAATGACCAGCGTGCCATCAGCAACCGTCAGCGTGCCGTTATTCGGATCAGAGTCGGTAGCCGACAGCGTCTTGGCTTCGGCAGCACCGTTCACCTTGTACGCCGTGCCAGCCTCAGTGCCGTTGGTGTGAATCGGCAGAATGGTGTTCTCGTAGAAATCGAACCCAGCAAAGCGGCCCATCGAGCCCTCTTTGTACTGCTTCCCACCCTCACCCTGATCGTTGAACAACGACTTATTGTCAGTGACCAGGTCAACCATGCCCTGCGGGTCCAACAGCGCGGTGCGGTTGTCCTGTGGAGCGAGATTGTTCTGCAGGATTGCACGTCCGTTCATCGTGTCATCAAAGCCGATGTTCGCACCAGCCAGGATTGCACCATTTACAGACGGAAGGATTGCATTGAACGCATCGTACTCCATCATCGCAGCCATCTTCGCCATCGCAGGCTCGATATGACGCGAGGAGAACTCGTCGATGCTCATCGTCAGCTCGTTCGACGTAAAGCGCATCGGGATATTGCGCTGTGAGTTGACAGTCAGCGTCGTAGATACGCCGACAGAGTCTGCACCCGCCGTGGTGTCGATCGTCGGCCCAGTGCCCGACGTATACTGGTACGGCAGACGGACACGCAGGGTGTTACCGATCTTGGCACCAGACTGGGCGAAGGAGTCGTCGTAATCACGAACGATGCCCCCGATAAAGTTGCACTTCTGATGCAATACACGCAGGGATTCCCGCGTGATGTCATCAATTGTGAGATTGACGTTAGCCATGTTGAATTACCTTTTCTTTGCAGTTTGACGGTTACGCCACTTCATCCACTCGTCGGTGCTCATCTTCTGCGGGTCTTTCGGCGCCGCATCGGCTGAGCCTTTGACCGTGGTCGGTGGCTTTGGCGGTAGCCTGCCGGAAGCACCTGGCGTATTTGCCAGTTTCGCCTCGAGCTGGGCCACCCTCTTGATTGCCTGTACAGGATTCATATCAGCGAAGGCGTAAACGTCAGCGACGTTGTTCGCTAGGTAGTAGGCAACATCAACCGCCTGTGGTGAGTCGATAACAGCCTGGAATGCCGCTGGATTGATATTCCGTAACGGCGGAAGGCTGGGGTCGTTAACCTTGACCGCAAAGTCGGCGTACTTCTTCGTGCCTTCGGCAACCTTGGCCTGGAGCATCTGAGCCTCTTGCACCTGCGAAGCGTACTGCTCCTGCTGGTGCTGTGAATACTCTTGCTGCTGCCGAGCCTGTTGCACACTGTTGGCATGCCACTGCTGGATCGCCTGTTGATAACGCGCTTCGTCGTAATCAAAATCTGCCAGCTTGGGCAAGTCTCCTGCCTGCGGTACTTGGTTCGCTTGCTGCTGCGCCATCCACTGACGCATATCGTTCAACTCACGTTGCGATTCTTCTGCCTCTCTTCGCGCTTGATACTTCTCCCTGGTTAGGGCATCGATCTCGGACTTGATCTTGGCCTTACGCTTATCCGCCCTGGATAGCTTCTCGTCCTGATCTTCGCCTTGATCGTCTTCTGGAGTTGCCGACTCCTCCGTCTCCTCTTGCGAGGCTTCCGCTTCTAGCACGGCTTCTTCGTTCGCAGACTCAAGGTCTGCGGCATCTACTTCTGGTTCGTCAGGGACGATCTCGAATTGCTCACTCATTTTCTGGCTCCTGATACGCGCAAATTACCCTGCGCGGTGGGTTTCGAGGGACGACGCCCTGAACTTCTTTTCGAGAGCACCATGACGGTCTCTTCGAGTGTCTCGACGCGCTCAGTCAGCAGTTGAACCTGCTTGAGCAGTTCATCGATACAAAACTGGTCTGTCCATCCGAAGGGTCTGTTCATTGACGTTCCAGCACTTTTATTCTGCTTGGGTCGAAGGTCACATAGTTAGACGATCCTTCTCCTGCTCCACGGGACATGCCGTCGAGGTAGCGGATGCCGGGGATGCCGAGAGATTTAAGGTATTCGGACGCTGCAGCCTCTGGACTAGTTGGTGGTAATCCTGTGTTGGGCAATCCTCGGCCAGCCGTTCTTGCCAACTCTTTATACGCAGATGCACCAGTCTCTCCGCCTAAATCAAATTTAAATGTTGTTATGTTTTCCGCGACATCACTTAGTTTGCGCAGTATTGCTTCGTCAGCGCCTGCCACTGCTCCAGCATCTACCATGTCTAAAATTGCTTCTCGCGCTGAACCTTTATCTGTTGCGGTTTGTAGTCGTATCGTTGCTTCATCAAATGGTTTTAGTAAGCTAGGTGTTTTTGAGTAAATTTCATCGCGGATAGGAGCGCCTAGTTCATATCCCATCCTAGAAAACTTCTTTCTATCTAATTCTGGTGCAGTCTCCAGCGCCTTCCTGACACTCTCAGGCTGCTCACTCAGCGGCTTGTCCCAATCGAGGTACTTGGCAATGTCTTCGTCGGGGATGTCGAGCTTGTAAAGGTAGCCTTCACTTGGCGGCAACACAGATCCTTTCGCCTTCCAGTCAAGTAATTTTTCTTTAACGCTGTCTGCCCCATCCGCCCTAATTTTCCCAATAACCGATCCCTCGGCCAAAGAGTCTGCTTTTGTGATGTCCATTTCTTTTATGGCTGCATCAATGTCGCCATTATGTTTAGCAATAATGGACTCTGCGGCTCCCTCGTTTCCTGATATCGGTCTTCCTTCTACGCGGAGGCGACTCCCTTCCCTGATTCGATAACCTGCCGCAACATCATCAGCGTCAGCAGAATAAAACCCATGCCCGTAAGCTTGAGCGCCTTCGCCAGTGCCTACCTTCGAGATATCAGGCACATCCCACTTGTGTGGCGAACCGTGCCATACCGTCTTGCCGATCATCCCAGGAATGCCCAGCAACCCATGCGCGAGGAAACCCCCGCCCATCGCATCACCTAGCAAGCCACCAAAAGCGCCGTAATCTCCTGCCATCCCTGCGCGAGCTGCATCACCATACTGGCGCATCCCCTGCTCAGCAATACGCCCGGACCTAACGTCATCCAGGTACTGCATCACAGTCTGCCCCATCTCCCCCATAGGCTCCGGTGGCCGGTGCGTCATTCCAGGATGGGCAAGCAAAGGCATTAGTACGCGAGCCCCTGCGGTGCGAGATCCTTCTGTGCTTCGATCTCGAGGTCGGTAATGTCGGTGACGAACTTCTGCATGTCGGCCTTGGCCTTTCTCAGCGTCTCGGCCTGCTTGTTCTGAAGGTCGCCCTGCTTGTTCTGGAGCTCGATCTGCAGCTGTGCAATCTGGTGCTGCATCTGCTGTACGGCCTGCTGTGCCTGCTGCTGAACAGCCTGGAGCTGCTGGTCCTTCTGCTGGATCAGTTGTTTGATCTGAGGGTTCTCGTCTTGGACGATCTCGGTAGGCAGCAATAGCTTCAACCGCTTGCCAACCTCATCGGCATCAGGCCAGTCGAGGTTCTTTGCGAACAGGTCGCCAATGATCGGTGCAGCATTCGGGAATGCCTTCAAGAGCTCAAGCATCGAATCACTCGCCTCCTTGCGCTGCGTTGAGTAGCTTGGACCGATATCGACCGTCACGTCATAGCGCCCGGTCTCGAGCATGTAGTTCCGTTCCTTCTGCGCCTTCTGGTCGAAGTAGGGCTGGTTGACCTGCACCGGCTCCTCTTCACCACCAGGCTTGAGAATCCGCACAACACGAGCACCCGTGTAAATCTTGGGGATCAGATCCACCATGATCTTGCCTGCGTAGGTCATCGCACGGGCCAGGTTGTCAACGAAGTCGAAGTTGCTGACATCGGACTCAGAGCGGCGACTGTCGATCGCCACGCCAGAGACCTCGTTCGAGCGGGCACCTACACCAGCATCGTAGATTCCGGTCACGCCCTTGATCTCTTCGGAGGCAACTTGCACTTCCTGGGAGAACCCTGGCGACACATCAGGCGGAGGCTCACGTCTTGGTGCTACATCGCCTTCATACTCGAGGTATGCGTAGTTCTTCGTGTTTGCCTGGCGCCACTTGGGGTTCTTGAACGCGCCCTTCGGCCCGACATACGGAGCCTTGGCGTATAGTGCAATGCGCTCAGTCGAGGCACTGCGGAAATAGTTGTACTGCCGCTGAGGGTCTTTGATGTCTCGCACCATGCCCTTGCGGATCTGCTCGCCCTCGATGTCGATCTCTCGACCAAGGCAGCGCACGATCGGGATGTACTTGCCGAGCCAGTCGTTGGTCTCAAGCACCTGTGCTCCGGTCATCAGGCGGGAAGTAACCTTGCGTCGCGTGGACTCTCGGTCGTCAACGACCTGCAGATGGTCTGGCACCTCACCCTCGATAATGCCCTGCTGTCCTGTCTCAGGGTCCACAACCATGCTGAGCGTGAAGACCTCCTCTTCAACCTCCCAGTATTCAGCAACACGTACATGGGTCTCCGAGAACCAGTAATCGTCGTCGTCGCCCTGACCCTCTTCCCACTCATCGGTGGCATCGGGGTACTTGGTGTCGAACTCCTCTCGCGGCATCTTCTGCACAACGAACCCGAACATCGCATCGGAGCCATCCTGCTTCTCGGCGCCGGGGTCCAGGTAGACAGAGAACGGGTTGCGGATGCGCTCGACCTTTACCACCTGGTCAAACGTGTTCTCGTGCTCATACTCAGTCAGGATGCGCCAGTAGCCGACACCCATACGCGCCGCATACTCTGCCGCCCAGTCATACGCTGACTCGGCTGCGCTGTCCTTCTCGAT